TTTTCCAAGAGGCTGTATCAGAGGACAGGTCTTGACTTAAGAACCAACCTGACTTAGCATATGTTTGCGATTGCAACGCTCCTCTTCGAACATCGTGGAAAACAACGTTAGAGAACACTGCTGCCGCTGCGCCGGCATGAACAGGAGTAACACTGGCGGTGCCTAGACCAACAATAGCTGCCATGTGCTGGGTTGCAGCAGGAACAGAGTTTTCATAGGTTTCGCCTAAGAAGTATTTTACTTCACCATTGTCGGGCGAGCTTCTACCTAATAATGTTGGGTCAGTGTTAAAAACGTTTCTAATGTAGTTGGAACTGCCTTTTGTGAAATCAAATTCAAAGGTACCGGATGGAAGGCCCTGCGCAGTTTCAAATCCAACAGAAAATTTGTCTTGATTTAAGTTCAATAACAATGCTGATGAAGAAGCGATGGTCTCTCCACCTTTAGTCGTGTCACCAAGATCCTTACCATTTAAGAACATTGAACCTTGTTCCAAGTACCAGACAGCTACAACAGATCCAGTTGTTGGGGTGGCGTATGACGCTGATGGGGCAACAACTAAAGCATAAGCACCGCCACCGTTTGTTGCAGCGTTGTATGCAGCATTAAAATCGGCTGTACCGACCTTCCAGCCAGCAACGCCGGCTGCGCTCTTATTATCTGACTCAACACCCAAAGTTCTAATGAATGTTAAAGCTTCGCCATTTTTTAACCATGACTGAGCGGCATAAGTGGCATACATCGGGGATGTAAAATTACCGTCTCTCCATATGTCGCCGCCTTTTCCTCCTACAACCGGTTCACCAAATTCAGAAACAAAATCAGAGAAGCTTCTTACTTCTACTGGAGTGAACGCTCTACCTCTAGCGGCACGGCCAACAATGCATGCGCCGATTGCGGGGTCCGCTGCTGGGATCTGGGAGCGGTCGATCTCCTCAATTCTGATACCGGGGGAAATAAATCTAAAATTTTTCGCTGATACTGCCATGTGTTAAAACTCCCTGCACAAATAGTCTATTGTAAATAGTTTTTCGAAAGCCAAAATGCTTATTGTCTGAAAAAGCCGTCGTCGTTATTTTTATTTTTCTCCTGTAAACCTGCTCGTTCTCTAATAAACCTAACTTTTGCTGGCGATTCTCTGCTAACGACAAAGGGGGTGCTTTGGTTAATTCCGTCCGCTGTAACGTACCCTAAAACTTTAATTTTTATTTCTGCATCAAACTTTTTTTCGTCGCCACCTAAATTTGATGAATTACTTTCAATTGAGTAATCATCCTCAATAAATGCTTCGTATTTATGAATCTCGTAAGTAACATTAAATTGATTAATACCGCCAGTAAATCTTTGAAAGGGAAGTAAAATTTCATTTAACTGTTGAATATAGATTGTTCTAATCTTAATTGTGTAATTCATGTTTAAAAACACTGGATACCCAGTGTAAAAAGTTTCATATACAACTTCATTAGCTTCAAATGGGAGTGGAAAAGTATCTTGCTGTTGCTGTGTGAATCTTTTTGCCTCAGCATTTTGAAAATTTTGTGTTTTATCCTTTACCACCCTTCTATAAAGAGGGAATGCACCTCTTTTAGAGTCCATTTGAGGAAATATATTGCCGGGGATGACTCTCTCATTTGCGTTTGTTTTAGAAACTGAAGTTCTCTCTACCACCATTGCTGGGTAACTAATAGATTGTGAATCTATTTCTCTTAACTCTTTATCATTTTTAACTTGAAACGCTCTTTCTGCTGTAATCCAAATAATTGGCACTTTTCTACGGCCCTCGTTAGAGTCTGTATAAACATCTAACGTTTCGTTCAGCCAGTTATACAAAGCAAAATCAACTGTTTCAAGAGTAGATGGGCTAAGTGCCTTCTGTTTTGTTGACTTATTTGGTTTTGTCCTATTCCGCATTAAATTTACCCTTCCTTGCTCTCACACACTTAGCTTCAATTTCATAACGGTACTCAATTTGACCAAACAATTGTTTTGGTTCATTTAGTTCTGCAATTTCATAAAATATATCGCCATAAAGAACAAAATCTCCCTCTCTAACATAAATGTTCTGATCTTCCCCAAGCCTTCTTTTGTGGAACTTTACATTAATTGTTGCGCGCTTATCAACACCGAATTCTGAAGTTTCTGTTTGTATCCCTTCAAATGTGACTAGTGCATAAACCCTAACAGGTGGCAAAAATGTTTTCTCGATAGCTTCTCCATATAACGGGTGGTAGTTAGAATGCTCAATACTTAAAGGGTAATACGCAACTGCCTGCCCCACTACTCTTTCAGCTACTTCATCTGTAACCTGTTTGACAAAATCTCTTTCTTTCTTATTGAAAAAGACTGGTCCTGGTGGTGCGTCTGGCTGAGAGTATTTATTCTTTGGGTCTGGCATTTATTTATCCTTGAAAAATCGGCATTGGAACTTTAGAGAAGATTTCATCATTTGTTTTAACAAACTCTGAATCCTTTTTAGACAACTCAAGATAAGTAAGCTGATCTAATATACCATTAAGCTCTGTTTTTAGTGTTTCTTTCTCTGAAGCTGCTTGGCTTAATAGATCGCCGGCATTAAGGCTCACAGAATCGCCGGGAATGGGCACAGAACCGCCGAACTTACCTCTAATCTGCCCCAGCATCTCTTTAGACAAAGCAAGGGCGTAGCGACGGATCCACTGCTTTCCTATTGAGTTAATATTAACGTAAGAGATATTATTAAATGGTAATGTGTTCATATTGTTGACGCCATCAACTCCGTCTTTTCTTGTTGCGTCTTCATCATATGGGCCACCGTCAACGTAGAATCTGAACCAGAATCTATCTGGCATAGCTCCTGCTTGCGGCCTTGGGAACAATCTTAATCTGTTATCAATCAACTCAAATGAAAAGTGAGCTACTCTAGTATAAATTGAATCTTCGTATGCCATCGCTTGTGCTTTATTTTGCCAAGTTGGGACCACTTCAAATGTAGAATCGTCTGAATATTGTCCATAGGTTGACATGTTGCCAATGACATTAAGGGCACCGTAGTAAGCAAAGAATCTCCACATTGTAAAAGGAGTTTTATACCACACATTAGTAATTGTAGCACGCTGGCCCTTGCTAATAACTTCTGGGTATTCTTGCTCAATATAGTGTTGTAAGTCGTAATCTTGCTGTGAACTGGTTGGAACAAAGCTGGCTGAATAATAACGGACGTCACCATTCGTACCAGCGTGCTTTGCGATTCCCCTACCAACTCTAACAGGATAAGTTAATTTAAATTTTGGATACTTAAGTTCTGCTTGTGTATTTTGAGCATCTCCATCAATGGGATTGCCGTTGTGGTCAAAACTAGCTGTTGCAGAGCCTAGAACGTTCGACAAGGCATTTTTAGCTTGATGTAGGTTAATTATATAGGAATACTCTAAAACGGACTCCTCGTAGGCTGCAAACACGTTTCCTTCGGTTAGTTCAACATCTAAGACGTCGCCGCCCAATTTTTTAAAAGTAAAAGCTACTTGATCTGCGGCGCCTGATGCAAAGTATACTGATTCTAGAGGCCCATCTGAATTATAAATTCCGAATGGATAGCTAAAAGTAAATGCGGTATCTGCCAATGATGCTGATGGCAGAATGTTCGTTGGTGTCGAACTCGCTGGTGTTAAAGTTGGTTTGGCCATTTATCTTTTTCTCCTACCTTATAAATAGTTTATTAAAAAGAAGACCTCCTAGTTTTTAAAAACTAGGAGGTCTTGTATAAAGCTGGCAATTAAGGATTAAAGTCTGTCGCGCAATTCTAGCTCAATTTCTTTTAATCTTTTTTTAGCAGCGGACTTGTCTTCACCGACGCAGTGTTTTGCCTCGATTGATGCTTTGATCCACTCTTTGATAAGCTCATCAGAACTTTTCGCTTTTTTTGCTACAACTTTTTTTGTTGCCTTTTTCTTTTCTAACATATTATTGTTCCCCTATCTTATGATTCAGTTGCGAATGGTGTAGCGATTGTACCCGTCATTAGAGCAGTACCATCTACGTGCCATGTGCCATCACCAGTGGTGTAGAGTTTAAGATGCGTGCCCTTGGCGTAACCAGTGCTACTATTCATGAAGATTTGGTTGTTAGTGCCAGAACCTGTGAAGAAGCTAACTTCGCCGGAAGCTGCTGCCTCTTTGTCACCGCCAACGACTAGACCGTCAATGTTGTCGGCGTTGGATGCAACCTCTGCATACTTAGTGTTGATTTGAAAGCTGATGTTGTTATCAGCAGCAACAGCAGCATCTTTAGTAAATCTAACTTCGATATTCCAGCCACTGGCCTCAATACCGTGAGCCTGATTGATAGAAGCTGATGGTAAAGTCATTGATACATTACCTGATGTTGCCATCAAGAAAGTTTTGCCGCAATCTTCTAATTTAAGAATTCTTGTTGTTAGGTCTGAAGCGGCATTGCCAGAACCCGTGTCTGTAATGGACTCAACATTGAGCCTCTTTGACATTGTGAAACCATTTTTAGCCATGATTTATTTCTCCTTGTTATTAATCGCCTTTAGGCTTTATACATTAATAAATAGTCTCCCCAATAAGAAGATTCCCCGCTGGATCAAAAACCCAGCGGGGAACCTAATTTTAACTACGCTTAGTTAATTAGCCAACGAGATCTTGGCAGATTACTAGTCCGTACATGTCTGGACGAACCATCTTCTTGGCGTAGCGAGTCATGACGCCCTTACGGGGTACGAAGTCCTCGACACCAAAGATGGTAGGTGTGACCTGTAGTGGGACGTATGGAGCGTACACGTAGCCACTCTCTAGGAAGCTGCCACCACGGCGACCAACTAGCACGACATTGCGTGGGAAGTATGGATCGACGAAAACGTCAAACTTCTTGCTGAGAGCGCCTGTCTTAACAGCACCAACGATGCCACCCTTTAGCTCATCAACTGAAACCGCAGCGCGGAAACCAGCAGTGAACTCTAAGAGGTTGGCAACTTCTGGGGAGCAAACTAGGAAGTTAGCGCCACCGCGAAGTGTCTTTCTGTGGATACGAGCGGAAACATCGTTGATTGTCTCAACGAGGGTCTCGTACCACTCAGAAACGGTACCTGTGAAGTCAGGAGCAGCACTTGTAGCACCAACCTGAACACCAGACTCACGATCAACAAACTTACCGGGGCGACGGCTCCAGTAAAGCTTGCCAGCCTTAGCACCGATGATGAGGTCATTTAAGATCTCTTGGTCGATCTCTAGAGCAATCTGCTCTGAGAGGATGCTTGTAAGCTCAACCTCGGCGTCGAGGTTGTGGTAAGCGTTGAGGTCCTGAGCTAGCTCGGGAGTCCACTTGGCTTTGAGCTTTTTAGTCATTGCTGTAACAGCAACTGACTCAACTCGGATGTCGATCTCTGGGATGACGTCCTTGCTTGAACCATCAAAAGTACCAGCAGTATTGCCTGCACCTTCAAGTCCCCAGAGAGGATCACCAGAAACTGAACCAACACCGTTGCCGGCGATGAAATCGTCTTTGAGTGGGTAGACACCAGCGCTTAGAGTACCCTTAGCTGCACCAGCAGCGGAGCGGTAAAGAATAAAGCTGACGTCGCCATTGCTCTCAAGGCGAGTTAAACGACGGAGAACAACAGTGTTTGCAGTGTTTGATGTGAAATCAATACCGATGAGGTTGTCCTTGTTGAGTTGTGGGAACGTTGAATCAACGTTAGCAGCTTCAACACGGATCTCGATCACTGTGTGAGTTGACTCATCAGCTAATGCTTTCAATAAGTCAGGGTCATGACGGAGACGAGTCTTCTGAGCGTCTGTCAAGGCAGCATTGTTTGCTGCTGTTCCGATCGTGGTACCAGTAGCAGTTGTGATGTTGCCGAAAGTACCAGTTGGTGATGAGTAATTACTGTTTAGGTAATATGGAGCATCTTCAACTTGTTGCTGATCACCGGTTGTGGCACCGCCACCTAGATCAACACCGCCTGTGAT